AGACCGGTGTGAAATTATTTACAGTAAGCGTTATAAGAGCGGGTGCAGTGGTTGCTTCATAATTGGTTGTTGAACCTTGAGTTACAGCGAATACAACAGTTCCAGCCTTAATAACTGTTATCCATCCGCCAGTAGTAATTGTCGCAACACCTGAGTCTACGCCCGAAATAACATAATTCAATGTTCCGCCGGTGGTACCCGATGGTGCAGTAATCTGAAACGCCGCATCTAGATGAATTTTTGAAAATGCATAACCGGTTAAAGTTGTAGCACCCTTCACGACGGTTAGTGTTGCAGAAACAGATACAGGTGAATTATAATTGGTTGTTGCAGCTTGATTTGCAGTTATTGTAACAGTGCCAATTTTTAGAATTTTTATTAAATCCCCGGTAATAGATGCAACGGTTGTATCTCCTCCGGTTAAACTATAACTCATTGTTCCGCCGCTGGTGGTATAACCGGATGGCGGAGTAATAGTAAAATCCGGATTTCCATAAGCTTTTGATATATTTAAGAAATTACTCAAGACCGGTGTTAATTTATTGACAGTAAATGTTATAAGAGCGGGTGCAGTGGTTGCTTCATAATTGGTTGTTGAACCTTGAGTTGCAGAGAATACAAGAGGTCCTCCCGCTTTAAGAATTGTTATCCATCCGTCAGTAGTAATTGTCGCAACAGCTGAGTCTCCGCTTGAAAGAATATAATTCATTGTTCCGCCGGTGGTACCTGCTGGTGCAGTAATCTGAAACGGCGCATCTAGATAATTTTTTGAAAATGTATAACCGGTTAAAGTTGTAACACCCTTCCCGACGGTTAGTATTGCTGTTTTAGAACCAGCCGAATAACCGGGAGATGCAGCCTGTGTTGCAGTTATTGTTGAAGTGCCAACTATACCGACGATGGTTACTGTATTTCCAACTATTGTGGCTACGCTTGAATTACTACTTGTATAAGTATAGGCACCTTGAGTATTAGCTGATGTTGCCGTTACTGTAAATGAGGGGTTGCCTACTATTTTATTAATATCATTAAAAGTAATAGGGGCGGAGGCGTCCGGACTAACAACTAGTGTTGTTGATGTAATCGTATCAGCAGCGGTATACCCGAGTTGAGAAGTAGATTCGGATCCTTGTGATGCAGTAAATGTGACGGATCCTGATGCAATAATTGTTACCAACCCGGTCGATGAATTAATTGTGGCAATAGATGTATTTGTTGATGCATACACAATCGGCTTGCTTGATGTCGTAAGATTATAACCAGGGGCTCCATTTGGACCACCGCTTGTTGCCGTGTAAGTAAACGTATTCCCTATTTGACGAGGTGTGATTAATGCAGAACTCCATGTAAGAATCGGTTTTATTTTTACATATAAATCTGGACCCCATTTTTCAAATGCCAATGATCCAATAGAAGTAACACTTGATGGAAGAATAACATCCGCGAGTAACGGGTTCTTCAATTGAGGAAAAGGGGGATTTATGTTTGTACCAGTATAATAAAATGCTTTTTCACCAATAGTAGTTAAAGTTGGTGGAAATAACATTCCTACACCAAAATATGTATTCATATATCCCATCCATATATTAAATCCATTTTTTCCAATTGAACGAAGTTTAGAGCTGGTGTCGAATCTAAAAGTATAAAAACCACCATTAATTCCATACAATGGTTTCCAAATCATGTTGTCTCCAATTGCAGTTATTGTATAAGTCGGGTACACAGGGGCGGTTCCGCTTATTTCTAAGCTTGATATACTCGTCACATAATCTGCAGTTCTAGGAATATCACCGGAAAATGTTGATGTATTACCATCGAAGTTATTCGACCATACTTTAACCGTAATTCCTGCAGGAATTATCATTGAACCTACACTGTCATTATATCCGAAATCAGCCAAATAATTATCAGCATAATTGGTACCAACTTCTAAATCTAGATAAGAAGAAGGACCGTCAAAACCCTGATAATTTTCTAGTTGAAATATTCTTACCCTTGGTTTAGGAGCGGGTCCTATTATTGTTAAGCTTGTTATAGGCGCCACAATAGATGTACAATCTCGGGTAGTAGAAGAAATTGTTGCTGTATTACCCGAGAAGTCCCCCGAAAACACGTCTACCGTTGTGTTCGGAGGAATGACTATTGAACCTACACTAGAAAATCCTATATAATCTAAATCATAATCGTGCCAACTACCACCGTCTAATTCTTTAGAATTACCTTCAAAATTGGGTAATTGATATATTTTTACCCTTGAGGGTGCACGTACTTTTTCTGGGAAAACAAAATTGGATGCTCCCTTATAATACAGAACGGTTGCATTATTTGAAGCGTCTAATGTAAAATTGAACGAACCACTCATATAAATGTTATATAAATAAATAATAATATATTTTATTATATAAAAATTATTATTATTTTATTATTTATTTATTTATTAAAATAATTATAATTATGTAAATAATTTCATAAAAGTCATACAAAAATTTACGCATATATATATATGCTAAATACAATTGATCTATGACTTTTATGAAAATGTTGTATATTGTTTATAAATGTAAACCACTAAAATACAATATTTTCATCAATCCATTTTTTAATTCGAATATTAACCGGTTGTAAAATAATATTCAATCCGTTTGCATAATGCATATAATTATTTTCATCATTTTTTACTGCGATGAGAGTATGATGAATTATTTTAAATACTTCGTCAGAATATAATTCAGAAATTTTTATAAAGATGTCATCCATGTCAATATCAGATGCTGCAGCGGGAGAATTTGAATTCGAAGACGAATTCGGAATCGAACTGGGTATTAAAGGAGTCAAAGATGTTGAAGATAAATTGATTGTTGCGTTTAGTGGTATGTGATGATTATTTCCTCCATCCAACATATTTTTATACATTTGAAGCGTGTGCAAAACGTGCGTTTTTTCAGTCTGATTATAAGTTCGAATTAAATTATTAATTCCATTTTTAGCCAAGTCAATTAAGATGATAAACAATTCGCTATATTCTGTTTTTTGGTCTGTGTAAAACTTTTTAAATCTACAAAAAATATTAAATAAATAAAATAAATCTTCCTGGGTGTCATTATTATACCACCGCGTAACAGATTGACTGTATGTGGGTGCTTGTATGTATAAAATATTGTTTTGTATTGTTAATTTTGTTCCGATTGGATAATATGAAAGAAATCCGATTTGAATGAGCGCTTGTAAAGGCTCAAGAATTGTTTCAAATCTTTCTTTCTTTTTCGCTCCGCTAAATGTTTTATATATTATTTGTATTGTTGTTTGCATGTTAATTATATTCAGCATATATATTTAAATTATAATTATATATTCTATAGAATTATAATGCATGCGAATGAAATATATGCGCCATTAAGATAATGCATGCATGCATGCATTATAAAGTAAAAAACGTAAAATTATTGTTGTAAACTAATTGGTAAAAAAGTATTAACTGTTTGAATAATTTTATTATGTGAAATATTATGTTTATCGCACCATTGAATGCATTTTTGTATATTATTTTTTTTTAAATGTTCAATTTTTTCTGAATTTTTATTCATAATTAAATTCAATGTATTTGTGATATTTTCGATTTGTTTTTGTCCAAATATTGCGTTTATTTCTTCAATTTTTGTAATGTAGGCGCGGTCATGTTTAAACCTAAAAATCGTCTCAATATTCAATTCTGAATTTAAATTATGAAAATTTTCATAAAATTTATATATTATATTATAAACGACAGTTTCGTTTTTATTTGGATTAAAACCTTTACATATAATATATTTTTCTGAATTTGCATATCTACTTGTTTTTGGTTTCATTATATACACGTCTTTGTACAAGGATGAGAGCAAATACAAAACGTCAACTGTTGCATTTGAAAAGGTATCAAATACTTTTAATACGAAGTTTCCTCCATTTGATTGCATTGATATCGCATAAATAACTTGGGCGATAATTAATTTTATTGCAGTGTGTTCTTGGTTATTAAAATTTTCTGAAAAGTCAATTCCGCCGTCAGCAGTCACCAAATCAATTTTGCCTTTATATGTGTCATAGCAATATTTGAAATTTTCGAGGGACAATAAATTTCCAGTCTCATCCATTCCTTTTTCAATAATAACATTTGTATTTTCCTGTAAAAATGATTTACTTTTTTTCCAGCCGGGACATTTTGAATCGTTATTAACAAGCGTCATTCCATAATAAGTGTCATCGGGGTTATTCCTCATAAAACAAACCGCTTCAATAAATCCTCCCGGACCTTCTGCAAGATGAAATGATGTAATTTGTTTTGGAGTTGGCTGTGTGGGCGGCGACGACGCCGACCGTGACGCCGCTGGAGTATGTTTTTCATAACTGTCGACCATTTGCATAAACACATTGTTATTTTTACGAGGAGACGATGCATCATACAAATTATAATTTAATAAAGAGGAATGCTTTGATCCATTTCCATTATTTGTGTCATTTGTGTCATTTATGTCATTTGTGTCATTTAAATTGTCATTTGTGGTGTCATTTAACAAATTAAATTGTTTACACATTTCAACCATTTTATAAAATGAACGCGATAGAGGCTTCATGCGACTTACCTGAGATTTACAACCTGGAACAACTGTGTGAATAAATTCATAAGGATTTGTAAGTTTTTTAAAATTATCCCAGCTGTTTTCAATGGGTTCAATTTGAAGCTTGGTTTTGCTGAGCGATTCATATAGTGAATTGGAGATGAACGGAGTTGGCATATCATCAATCATTTTAAACTCAAGATCTTCACATTGAATATCATATATGACTCTTGGTAATAAAAAAACACTCATTTTATATTATTTGGTTTTAATGTAATATCTACTTTAACATTAAACGAACTGTCTAAATTGTTTTTTATAATATAAAACGCAAAGTTTATTATAAAAAATAGTCTGTATTCTGTATTTTGTATTTTTGTATTGGTAATTTAATCTGGTTATTTTTATTGTTCCGGTTCCGGTCCCGAGAGTCGTTTCTTTGTTTTATTCTTTACAAATATTTTTTTTGGAGTTTTAGGTTTTTGGGGGACGGAGACATCGACATCTATGTCTACTACTTCTTCTACTGCCTCTGTTGTTTTTTCTTTTTGGCTTTGGCTTTCTTCTTCAAATTGAGATGAAAAAGCAGAAGAATCAGAAGAAGCAGAAGTGCTTCCCGCCGCATTGGTCTTTTGCCAAACCCAGTTTGGTTTATATCTTCCCGCTGTCGTGACGCGTGACAAAATTCCCATGAAGCATGCATCTTTCTGTTTTTCAACATGTTCTTTTATCATGTGTTCTCCAATGTAATCATATCTCACGCTCTGAAATACGATGAACCCGCCAACGCGAAGACGGCTCCACAAGACTTCAATTGACGCGTGCAAAAACTCTTTTAACCACATCTTTTCGTTATTGAACATATTTGTGGATTGTTTCAGCACGGTTTCATCATTGTACACTTCTTTGCCCCACATGGGAGGACTAAACATGACAACATCTGCCCATCCCAATGATAACTTTTCTACTCCGAGTGCGCTTGGAAGCCCGTCCTCCAACATTTTCTGTTTTTCCGACGAACCAAACATTTCAATCATTTTAGTAAATCCCGGTGTAGAAAGCGGATTTGGTTCCACACCAATGTATTCTGCGTTTAGAATTATCGCAGCCATTAGACGACTGCCGTATCCTCCGGCACCGTCGAGAATTTTTAGATTCGAAAGCTGTTCATAAGATAGGTCGGGAAACAACATTTTCCAAATAACAATGTAGACAAACACATTTTCTGCGCTGGATAAATACACTCGTTCGTCTTTGCCCTCAATCGTCGACACTTTCATATTTATCCTTGATTCTTCATGTTCTGTGCGCTCATCGGATTGTTTCATAATTATATCGTGTAAAGACTCGTCGGTTACTTCTATTGATTTTCGTTTCAATAACCGCAGCGCCTTTTCAACGAGCGTGCCGTGCTTAAAATGTTCTTCTAATGAAGGTTTACCTTTTTCCACCCGAACCATTATTTTGGAAGGTTCTGTGAAATAATCAACTAATAAATAATCTTTATCGAGCAAGACTTCGTCGGGTGATTTAATTGAAATAAATTCTCCTTTTTTATCACCGCCGCCATCGCCACAATTTTTAAACTTCAATTTGTCATTTGCGCCGATATGTTCTCTTATAAATCGATTGACTTCTGGCGTTTCTTTATTTCCCGCCAAAATATTATAAGAAGTATTGTCAATATAATGTTCTTTTTCAAGCGCGGATGTGGGAACCTCTGCAATTTTTGTTTTGATTAATGCAAACGCCGCTTCGACATCTTCCTTTGTCCAAAAATGGTCCACAAACGGAAACCCTTTTTCGATAACTGCATTCACGCGGTCGTGTTCAGATTCATAATTTTCAATTTGCCCCATGTCGTCTGATTTAAATATAGGTTCAACTGCATTTTTATAGATCCATTCGCACAAGTCGCTGCAGAAGCGCTCATAAACCTCCGGATTTTCCTTGTGAATGTCGTCAACTCCGTAGTCGTGTCTTGCATTTATTTCCAGCAATTTAACGTCCGCGTCGCCAGTAACTATAAAATCGCACCCAAAAATTTCAAATCCGTATTTCGATTCCGACGTTGTTGCAACGTGTGGTCTATAAACATCATATGCGCATCGTAAAATTTCGCGCATTTGTTGTAAAATATGTTTGACTTCCTTGTCCCCGATTTCCAAATCACTGGATTCCGGAAAGAGACGATTCTTTTTTGTAGATTTAAAATGCGTATCGTGAATTTTTTTATTTTTATAATCTGCGTCCTTATAGGGCAATTCGGCTGTAATTATTTTACCTTCCTCGAACAAAAACCAGTCCGTTTTTTTATTTGGTCTCATGCAAACCATGAAATACATTCGCAAATGAAATTTTTTACCTTCTACTAACATCGGGTTTCTTATATATTTAGAAACCAAATACTGTTTTTTTTTATGTGTTGCTATAAATTCCTTTAGTTCATCTTTGTTTGTAACATATTCAATTCCCTCTCCGCCTCCTGCTCCGACACCAAGCGGTTTTATTATTAGAACACCGTCTGCATCGCTGTATTCAGAAGTACGCTTTTCATCACTCAGCATCCAAGATTCCGCCATATATTTTTTACAGATTTCGGGGCATTTTTTTTTCATTTCAATGTAGAGTTGCGCTTTATCCGTAATGACATTTTTCGTGTACGGATAATCGGCATCCGACGTGCTATATCCCTTGACGCCGTTTCCTTTGAGTAAATTTTTGAGAGTTGTTTTTATATTGTATATGCTTTCCTCATATCTCAGAAATCCCGTTTTTTTTGCATCATTTGTTGCACCAACATACGCAAAATCGGCGCCAGGTTCATTGATGTCGACCTGTTTCCACTTATGATCAACCAAAACGTCGGCGAGACGGGTGAGCACAAGCCCCTGACCGTCATGAAGTGCAAATGTTTTTTGTTTTTCAGTCCGAACAACAACTGCCGCATGTTTCATTTGAGAACAGTCAACATCTCTGACTTTTTTATATATAAAATAATCATTTAAAAATGAGAGTGTTTTTTCTTCATTCGACATGGCGCACGCTTTTGAATATGTGATGTTTTTAGAATGATACTGTTTCATTATTTTAAATAAGTCTTCGAATGATGATCTGCTTTTGTTAAAAATGTCGCCCTTTTCCAGTCGATACGGTTCAAAACCATATTTTGACATCATGTTATCAAAATAATCAAAATTTACCAAGAATTCGGAAATATACTGGTTGATTGATTCTTGCCAGACTTCGATTTCATACCCGAGACTGTTCTCGTCGGGCGGAAATCGCAGATCGTCGTCGTATTTTTTAACAATCTCTACAATTTTTTTAGACTTGTCTCCGCTCTTGAAGATTGAAAAACTTTCCCCTTTTTTAATTCCATTTCTTTTCAAAAGTTCGAATACTTTTTTTCCGTTGAATGTTGTGCCGATGAATATTCCCCCCTTCTTTGTGCACTCACAAATGTTTCTTAAAAATCCGTCAAGCGTTTCTTCGGTTTCAAACATGTAGTGAACTGCAAATTGTATGGATGAAATGTCGAATCCGTGTTCTCCTTTTCCATAATTTGTTACAACTCCGGTTAGTCCTGCTTTTTTCAAAGTCTCAACGCTTCCTTTTCCAAAAACGGAGTTCGATATTTCCCGAGCCAATTGACTCGAATTTGAAAATGCGCTTCCATCTTTAATATTTTTACTACTATTTCCCACAAGAAATAGTGCGTCCATTTTCCCCGAATTCTCTCTAACAAAATTTACATATCTGGTGCATGCTCCGTTTACCGGATTTTCAATATTATCTCTTGAAATGTCAACTCCTAAAACAAACGACAGACGCGACTCTTTCCATTTTGGCAAATCGCCGGCTTTACCGACCGCAAAATCGATAAGCGTGTCGCCTGATTGTGACAATTCATAAATAAGCGCAGATTTTACAAATTTATTGTGAAAATCGCGCAATCCGCTTGTTAATCCACCATCTCTGTTGTTGCCGCTTGATTTATAGTATACTTCTGTAATGTCTATGTCTGCTGTTTTTTCAGCGGTTTCTTCATATGCGATTGTCTTATCCGTGCCTTTTATAATATTTTCGGTTACCGGATAGTTAATCGAATACCAAACGCTGTCTGCCGTTTTATAATCGTTTCCGAAATTCTTGCCGGTTTTTCTCAAGTCGGCAGTTTTATCGTGCCGAATTCGAAGTGGAATCCATTTTTTTTCTTGTATGTCGTATCTGAATTCAACAATTGTCAAGTCTTCGAAAACTTCTTCGCCTTCTTCAGTAACCATGTCACCTTCAGAATTTAATTTAATTTGGCACATTCCGGCATTTACATCATACGGGTTTGAAGGCAAAAACTGTATGGGCTTGTATTCGCCTGATCCTCCGAACATTTTTTCAATTGCGCCCTCGTAAATTAGTGCGCAAGCATTCGGAATTATTTTATTTGAACGATTCGACGGGTCAAATCCTACTTTTAAAATAAGGTCTTTATAAGACTCAATTTGTGTTTGTGCCAACATATTGGTTCCGTTTATCCCCCCAATTCCGCCTCCAACTTTATCAATGATTTTATCTCGATTTGTTTTGTCATCTTTTACCGTGTTGACTAGGAAATCGACGGTGTTAAACTGAGGCGGTTTCCATTTAAATGATAGCACCCATGTAAATTTTCTATCAATGGGTCCGACCTGTCCCGGTGCCGACCCGCCAACACCCGTGTTATACGGCGTAAAAATCAATCCGTCTGTAACATATTTGTGTTCGGTTTCCAAGCACTGTTTACACAGCATTAATATTTTATCAGAGGATTCGGCGGCAGATTCGCCTTCACCAAAAACCGAGTCATCGTCAAAATAAAAGCGTTTTGCTTGAATTATAAACGGATGTTTTACAGATTTTATAACTGGCTTGGCATCCATGCTTGCAATATATTTTAACATTTCCGAATAACGCGATTTATCTGCGTGCTCTTTATTGTTCGTATAAAAACTTCGGTCTCTAATATTATCCCCCCTCATGTAATAAATATCAAATGCTAAATACAAATTAATAAAGTTGCCGTCTCTGTCGTGTAAAACATGTTCTCCGTCGATCAACGTATTATGAAATGCCTTTATTTCTGTTTCCATTCCGGTAAATTGCACACTCATCAGCGGATCTATTAAATATACCCGACCCGTATTTGAAATGTATAGCAACTTTCGAAGACCGTCTGCTTTATCAGTTACAGAGTAGTTTTTGCGAATGCTTGGCATTTTATATTTTCCAATCGGCGCTAAATTTTTTATTTGAAGCGTAACTGACGACGGACCTATAAATACCAATCGTGATGGTGGTTTTACATCCCCATAAAGAAGTTTTGAATACCCGTCGAGCACTTTTCGCGATTCGTCATTTGAAATTGGGAAATTACTCGACTGTATTCCCGACAGAAGCAATTTAATGCACTCTCTCAAACCTTTTAATAATGCTTCCAATCCGATTCCCGATTCCATAACAATTGCATTATCTACTTCAATTTCAACTTCATACTTATCTTCGCCCCTCATCACATTTGACGACTTGAAATCTGAATGCGACTTTTTAGATGACGACGACGAGAATGTATCCTTTACGATACTAATGTCTATTTTAACGGGATAATCTGGGTGTGTAAATGTTGTTCGCTTAATATATCTAAAATTTTTCCCCGTTGATTTCCATTTTGAAACAATTGATTCGCGTTCATCTTTTGCAATGTCTCGTTCTGATTGGAGACTGACCCTAAAATCAAAATCGAGATTGTCAACGGGTCTAATATCTGTTTTATAACTTGAACCGTCTTCGCGCAAAACGCTGTGTTCCATATTTTTCTTAGTAATCATTTTGGCATTCTTGTCATCAATCGAGTTATCAATGCAAAAATTCTGTATTAATGAAAATCCATCAATCTGGATTCGGACGTCGGAATCATTCAGAAATATTCTTAAACTGTATTCTTCTGTAGATTGTGTAAACTGTAATGATTTTAATTTTTTGATAATATTTGTAACATTGTCCTTATTCAGAGGCGCAGATTGTTTCATTGTTCCAAAACGCACCTCTAATTCTGGAAGCACAAGCGCGGATTCTTCGCCGGCTTTTTGCTTTTTTTTCAATCCATCTAAATATTGACCAACAATTGTATCGAATTTCACTCTATCTTCATTTTGTTTTTCTTGTGATTTAGATTTTGTTCCAGAAGAAGAAGAAACAGCAGCCATGATTATATAATTTATGGAGATAATTCTATATTGTTCAATTTTAATAATAATAATAATAATAAATTGTTATTATTATTTTAATGTATTTTATTTTATGAATTTAATTGTTTACATATATAGTCATATAAATATTGTTTAGTTTTTTTTTCCTTCAAATAACATGATGTTTTTATGGATGACATTGATATTACTTTATTATATATTTCGAGTAATTCGGAGTGAGTATACGCAGATATTGATTTAATTGGTAAATTAACATTTTCCATTTTCCATTTTGTATCTCTAACATCTCTCGCCTTTTCAATTGCCAAGTTTTTATTTTTAAAAACATGGATGCCTAATCCACCATCCACCTCTTCAATAATATGCGAATTATCTGAATCTCCAACTCCATAAATTTCATAATAACAATTGTTTTTAACAAACAGCGCGGAGAGATTATGAATAATACACAATCCAAAAAATCCCTCAAGAGATAAAAACTTGTCGCTTGACAGTTCGGTTTCAATTCGAACCTTGTTTAATTTATGCTGTTTAAATACATTGGGCAGTTTGTGCATTTTTTCAACTGCACCTATTCTAAGCTGTTTATCTTCCACGAATTTATGTTTTAAATACTTGTACGCGTCTTCGCCGTGCAACATGATATAAAATGCCCAAATTAATTTATCTTTATCCTTTATATTAAATAAATAAGATGATTTTACATCTTCCATTCCATATTTTCCTGCTGCTCCAATTACATAATCTTTTAATTCACAGATTATGTCTTCTAGCGGTGTTGTTGATTTTTCTTGCATTATTATTGTTGTTGTTGTTGTAAATATTTATTTTATATAACTAACTATATATGTAAATAAAATAAATATTCTTTAATACTATTTGAAATATTGATTCGATAAAATTACTTTTTGCTCTTCAATTTCGCTCAATTGTGATTCTTGTTTATAAACATACGTAAGATAATCAGTTAATTTATTAATAACATCGTGATCAACGTATGTTAAATTTATAAAAACACCATTTTTATTTTCACTAAGGGTGCTGTGACTCGCATGTAAAATTCTAAGTATTTCAACCTGATGAAATTGTGTAAGCGATTCTATTTTATCTCTTAAACATTTCAACGATTCCACGTTTTTTTTATTTTGTTCTTGTAGACATTCGTGCAGATGAAATTGTTGTTGTTGTTGTTGTTGTTGTTGTTGTTGTTGTTGTTGTTGTTGTTGTTGTTGTTGTTGTTGTTGTTGTTGTTCTTGTTGTTCGATTTGCATTTTTATAATTTTATAAATTATTGTAATTGTTTTTATATCTATATTATTTATTTTATTAATTTAATAATATATTTATATATTATAAGCATATCATATATAAATGGCTAACACATGTCCGGATGGACAAGTTCTGGATAGAGGCACAAAGCAATGTCGCCCCCCTTTAAAACGTGGAAGAAAAATAGGCAAAAACAAGACAACCATTAAACCAAAAAAGCCATGTCCGGATGGACAAGTTCTGGATAGACACACAAAGCAATGTCGCCCCCCTTTAAAACGTGGAAGAACTGCTAAACTGCATAAAAGCCCAATAAAAGTCCCGAATGAATTGCTGCATGAAAAAAATAATGAAACACTGGACAAGTATGGGTTTGCCATACCCGTTTTTAGATCCAAGACATATAAAGACGACAAAGTATACAAGCAAACCACACTACTAGCCTTTTCAAAAAAAACATAAGATATCCTTATCAATTAGTAATTTTTGTATCATTATTATTCGTATTATTAATAGTATTATTATTCGTATTATTATTTGTATTATTAATCGCATTATTATGTTTTTCAATAATTGTGTTATACACCATTGCCCATCCAAGACCTATCATGATTTTATTGTATTATTGTATGTTGTGTACTTGTACTTATATTACGCACATGTATTTAATATTTACTAATATATTAATTATTGTAATTATTGTATTATAATAATTAATAATACGCACAACTTATCCTTTCAAGAGCGTTAAAAAATCACCATTTACGTAATGATATATTAAAAAACTTATTAATCCAATTAATACATCCACCAATAAATATATCCAAGATTTTTTGTTACCTATAATAATAGCATTATAAGCAAACAAAAAATATAAAATAGAATGTATAGGTCTTAAATTATTCCACCATATTTTCTCTCCAAATGTTTCCGCGCCGGTTTTTCTCGATCCTGTTACATATATATAAATAAAACATATAGCAGGCAGCAAAGCCATGTAACCTAAATATTTCAAATATTTCGTATTTATATATTTAGCAATAACAACAAATAGAGAACGAATTCCAATGCAACCGATTAAAAACATCAAAAATCTTTTTTGTAAATTATTCATTGTATTTTATATATTATAAAATATTAATTAAATAAAAAACTTGCTATATTTTGATATTTTGTCTCAATTTTGACATTCGATGGTGTAAAATCAAATCAAATGTTAAAATTGTTTTAGTTTTATAAACCAAATTGGCTGAAATCTGACATTACGGGTTGTGGCAAGTAAGAATCATTTTGTCCCGAATAATTTGGAACCTTTTTGCATTCAAATGCTGGCTCCGGGCATCTTGCGCACGGTGGGCATGGAGGGCATTTTTCTTTTGTGCTCGGACAAGTTGTTACGGCAGGACAAGCGGGGCAAACCGGAGGAACAATTTCAGATTTTAATATATATAAATCTTCGTTTCCGGGCAAAGACGATGATGGCGACGACGATGATCCTTTATGATTGTTTCCCTTTTTACCAGCCATTAACATGTTGTCATTTTCAACATTTGGATATTTATTTACGTTTCCATAACTGTTTATATTATTTGAATCAGAATCATCGTTGTCATTGTTATAATCATCATCTTTGCTTTTGTGAGGACCTATTTTTTTATTTTTAGAAAGTTTTGAATTTGAATACGCAACCGTTTCGTTATCTAAAGTGTTGTACATGTCGTCATAATTTGAAAAATGTGCGTTTGCATTTTTTGAGGGATCTTCTGGATCCGGAGTTATATTACTATCGCTTTTCTTGCCATTTTTGTTTTCATAACCTTCACGCATAAAACTTCCTAAACACGAAGAACATATTAATGCCAACATTAATAATATAAATATGTGAATTCCATCAAGTTTCATCATTATAATTATGTATATATAAAATATAAATATATATCTATTGGGAAAAAATTATAATCTTATTTAATAAATAAAAATTGATAATTTTAAAATAATATTATCAACTATTAACTTGAATCTATCAACATCAACATCACAATCACCTTAAACAATGCGTGTAATTTGTTTTGACACTGAGACAACCGGATTGCCTGAAAATAGGAATACATCTATTTACGAAACGTCAAAATGGCCACACGTTGTTCAATTAAGTTTCATGGTTTATGATGATGAAAAAAAAGAAATAGTTGAAGAATACGACGAAATTATTAAAATCGACGAGGGTGTAATTTTAACTCCTAAAAGTGTTGAAATACACGGAATATCTAGAGACATCATTTCTGAGCGCGGTGTGCCAATTGTGGACGCGCTGCTTGCGTTCAAACGTGCATTAAAATCGTGCGAGTGCTGTATTGGGCACAATATATCATTCGATAAGCGACTTCTCATTGTTGAAGCGATTCGAAACAGGGGGTTTGATTCATATGACAATTCGTATGTGCAATTTCAGTTTAAAAATGAATTTTGCACAATGATGAAGTCTGTTGATATTTGTAAAATTGAAAAATTGCGCGGTGATGGAACGACATATTTTAAATATCCAACACTTATCGAGTTGCATTTTCATTTATTTAAGAAGACTCCTAAAAATGCGCACAATTCTAAAGTTGATGTTTTAATTTGTCTTCGTTGTTATTGCAAATTGGCGCATAATCAAGATTTGTCCTGTGAAAATAGACAGTTTAGAAGACTGTATAGAGAATATTGCAATTAGGTGACTAGGTGAAATATAATAAAATATAATAATAATAATTTAAATTTAAACAATTATTTATTTTTTATAAAATTGATAATTTCTCAAATATAATTCTTGTTACTAACAGCGGGACCATAAAATGCCATACTATAATAATAACTATATCAATAGTTTCAACACCAACAATATAAATTATTGGAATCAAATGATTTTTATGATTCATGAAATGAACTTGAATGAAATGATTGTTCCTGTTCATAACAGAGAATATCTTCTAGGCTTTATTGAGGCGGAGGCGGCGGCGGCTTCTGAATCGTCGTGTGCATGTGTTAAAACTCCAGTTGAAATATTTGAAAAAATGAAAATAAGTGTAACTATTGAGGATAAGGTTCAAGGAAAAAAAAATGATTGTTGTTCAGTTTGTCGAGAGGATTATGCAGAGAAGGATGAAGTTGTAACAACAGGATGCAAACATTCATTTCACGCACTCTGTTTGGCGACATGGGTAAAAAAAAACACAACGTGCCCCACGTGCAGAGAAACCGTTGTCAAGTTGGTACTTGAACCCGATTACAAACCAGAACCAGAAGAACCTAAACATAACGATTCTCATAAAGACAAAATTGGACTGTCTGGTGAATTCGGGTTGCCAAGAGACGAAGATGAAAGTGGTGAGTGATTCACCCCACCCACCACCCAATAGAATAATTAATATCAATTAACTTGTATTTGTCGTCGCGACAATTATGTTGTTGGTTGGTTTTGGTTTTATTTTAATTTTTTTATCGGAATTTATCTTTACTTTTTGGATGACTTTTTTCTTAGGATCAGCAACAATAGCAACATCAGCAACCGCTTCAATATCTGCGGATGATCCCTTGCTCAAATCGTGTATATTCGGACAAACAGACATGTTGGTGTATCTATCATCTGATTTAATGGTATTCATAATGTCTTCAACCGGAATATTATATTTATCTGATATTATATCGACAATGGCAATGTGAAATTGTGCGAAATGATTAAGAAGCATGTGTAGCGACGCCGCATATGCATCGCGTCCATTTTTTATTTCGATGGGAATATATGGTTTTATTTGTCCGTCTTTTTCAATGTACACGGGCTCTGAGCAATATGATGCTTTTGATTGTTGCATTTTGTTTATTGATAAATATTGGTATATTTATATTTATCAATTTTATAAATAATGTTGAAATGATAAATTATTGACCTGTCGCTCCGGTTCCGGCGGGGGGAACATAGGGGGCACCTCCGGTCATTCCGGACATTCCGCCGGGCACGTACATTCCGGACATTCCGGACATTCCGCCGGGCACGTACATTCCGGACATTCCGGACATTCCGGACATTCCACCTGGAACAAAAGCGGGAGGGAAATAAATTGATTTAATTCCGAAACCGTCGGTGTAAATTTGTGCGGTGTCAGAGGGTAACTGGAAAAAGTTATTGAATAACATGTCGACTTTGTTCTTTAAACTGTAAAATGCTGATACTCTTGCTGATTGCTCTGCGGCTTCTGCGGCTCTCGCGGTGGAAGCTTCAGCCGCAAGTGCACTAGTTAACGCGCTTTCTGCGGCTCTCGCGGTGGAAGCTTCAGACGAAAGTGCACTAGTTAACGCGCTTTCTGCGGCTCTCGCGGTGGAAGCTTCAGCCTCAAGTGCATTAGTTAACACTAATTCGGCGTCGGTGGCACGAGTAAACTCTGCGCCTTCTGCGGCTCTCGCGGTGACAGCTTCAGCATCAAGTGCTAATGTTAACGCGTTTTCTGCGGCTCTTGCGGTGGAAGCTTCAGACGAAAGTGCAGCATTTAAATCAGCAAGGCTTTGAATCAAATTTCCCTGATTAGTGGAATCTAATGAAGCAATGTAATCGGAGATTTCTTTCAAAGAATCAAGATTTAAAGAAGAACCTGCAAGAATTGCATCAATACGAGCAGTTTGTTCTGATACTTTCGCATCAACATACAATTTGTTTGTAACTGAATCATTCGATGTAACGGATGCACTAAGTTTAATCTTTTGGTATGAAGATAAATCGAGCGTGACACCGTCAAAAACGGCTCCACGCACGTAAACGTTGGGAAGGGGGGTGGGGATGGACATGTTTCTGTTATAATACATCCTTATATTATTTTTTTTACCAATAAAATAATTTTGTTTGGTTTAAACGTATGGAATTGGATAAGTTGAAATAATTGTAGCGGAATCATTCTGATAAAACATGTTAAATAAATATTCTATTTTAGAATTTAACTGTGTAACGGTTACGCGAATAGAAGATAGTGCGACAAACGCTTCCGCAATTTTGTCCGAAGATTCCGCTGATTTTGATAATGCTAATGCTGCCACCAATGATGCTGATTCTGCGGAAGATGTAGCTGCTGCCGCTTCGACAAGTGCTTCTAAATAATTTGGTCCAATTGGACCCGTATAACCTTGTATGCCTTGAATACCTTGTATGCCCTGATCACCCTGTATTCCTTGTATACCCTGATCACCCTGTATTCCTTGTATACCCCGATCACCTTGTATTCCTTGTATACCCCGATCACCTTGTATTCCTTGTATACCCCGATCACCTTGTATTCCTTGTATACCCCGATCACCTTGTATTCCTTGTGGTCCGGTGTAACCGGTTAAACCTTGAATGCCTTGATTACCCTGAATGCCTTGATTACCCTGAATGCCTTGATTACCCTGAATGCCTTGAATGCCTTGCGGTCCAGTATAACCAAATGGTCCAGTGAAACCAGTATAACCAGTTAAGCCTTGAATTCCTTGCGGTCCAGTATAACCAAATGGTCCGGTGAAACCAGTATAACCAGTTAAGCCTTGAATTCCTTGCGGTCCAGTTGCACCAGTATTTGTTGAAGTACCAGCAGGACCGGCAGGACCAGCAGGACCGGTTGCACCAGTTGAACCAGCACCAGTTGCACCAGGAGGACCGGTTGCACCAGTATTTGTTGAAGTACCAGCAGCACCAGCAGCACCAGCAGCACCATCGTTGCCTTTGACGCCTTGAATACCTTGAATTCCCTGTGGTCCTGCAGGACCGGTTTCACCAGTTGCGCCAGCAGCGCCTGTATAACCGGTTGCACCAGTATTTGATGAAGTGCCTGCAGGACCGGCTGCACCAGTTGGACCTTCGTTGCCTTTAATGCCCTGAACGCCTTGAATACCTTGAACGCCGACAACGCCCTGTATACCAGGTGGTCCTGTTACACCGATTAAACCCTGATTTCCTTGAATGCCCTGTATGCCAGGTGGTCCTGTTACACCGATTAAACCTTGATTTCCTCTAATCCCTTGAATACCCTGAATTCCTTGTGCGCCTTGTGGTCCAATTGAACCAGTTAAACCATTAATGCCATTAATTCCCCGAGGTCCTGTTGCACCCTGAATGCCCGGTTGTCCGGTTGCGCCTGTTAAACCTTGAATGCCTTGAATGCCTTGTGTTCCAGTATATCCAGTATAGCCAATTAAACCCTGAATGCCTTGTGTTCCAGTATATCCAGTATAGCCAATTAAACCTTGAATGCCTTGAATGCCTTGAATGCCCTGTGTTCCAGTATACCCAGTATAGCCAATTAAACCCTGAATGCCTTGAATGCCTTGAATGCCTTGGATGCCTTGGATGCCTTGAACGCCTTGTATTCCGCTTGATCCGGTATAACCAGTTAAACCTTGAATTCCCTGTTCTCCTTTTTCTCCCGTGTCTCCCTTTTCTCCCTGGTCTCCTTTAGAACCTTGAACGCCTTGCGGTCCTTTAATTTCGCCAACGTTGGTCCACGCGCTCAAATCAGTTGTTTTTGGATAATTGTCTAGTGAGACCCACAATTCAGTGCCTATTATGTAAGAATCACCTTGAATTACATTAGTAATTAATGTCAATTCGCTTGTTAAATTTGCAGTGCCTTTAATTTTGATTGTTCCGGGATTTACGCCGCCAATAACAGTGTTGGGGGGTAAAGATAATTCACCATTTGCATTAGTGCCTATCGGATTTCCACCAACGTAAATTGTATTCATACCAAAATATGCATCAAGACTATATATGGCTTTAAAGGGTTTATCTATACTTCCAATAGTATACATGGGTTTAAAAACATAATGATGGGGGTTTTTAGCATCCAACATAAAGTTTGAATATTTGCTTGTATTTCCGGTACCTCCAATAAGTGCTTCAGGTATACTAGTATCAGGTATAATGTCACTATATACTATTCCGCCAAATCCTCCAGTTGCACCAGTTGCACCAGTTGCTCCTCTGGCGCCTGTGGCACCAGTTGCGCCAGTTGCGCCAGTTGCGCCAGTTGCGCCAGTTGCGCCAAGTGCGCCAAGTGCTCCTAAATTAGTTAACTTAACATCCAACGTTTTTTTCAATAAATTATCATTTGCTGTATTTTTCTTTAAAGATTTTGCTGTCTCTATATTCGTTTTCTGAATCTGTTTAATTATTTCATCCTTTCGTAATTCAAATCCAAATTTATTTTGTGGCATAATTATCCAATAATTATGGTGTTATGGTTTATATAATATTAAATATTATTTATTTTAATTTGGTAATTTAGATTTATTAAATTAAAATCAATTTAACAATTAGAATATAAAATAATTATGAGGAACACATGGAACATGTTTCAAATGTTTTTTCGTCTTCTTGATAATGTGGTTGTTGATCTGCTGTGGCGGAGTCGGGCACAATTGTAAATTGTTGCGCTTGATGTTTAGGTTTTCTACGTAAATAATAAAGCCCTGTTTTCAATCCCTTGTTCCAAGCGTAAAAATGCATTGAAGTTAACGGTCCATAACTCGGTTCTTCCATCCACAAATTCAAACTCTGGCTCTGACAAATAAATACGGCTCTATCTGCCGACATGTCTATTAAATCCTTCATTGGTATTTCCCAAACCGTTTTATATTTATTTCGCACGTGTTCGCTCAAACTGGTAATGTGTTGCACACTTCCGCGATTTGCAATTATATTATTTTTTAATGAGTCGTTCCATATTCCCATATTAATAAATTCCTTCATTAAATACTTATTTATAACAATAAATTCTCCAGCAAGCGTTCGTCTAGTATAAATATTACTAGTAATCGGTTCAAATGCTTCATTATTTCCCAATATTTGAGATGTGCTCGCAGTCGGCATGGGGGAAAGTAAAAGTGAGTTTCTAATTCCATGTTTCACAATTTGCGATTTCATTGCGTCCCAATCATATCGCGAATTTCCCGGTTCAAAGTTCCACATGTCAAATTGCAGCACACCTTTGGATGCGGGTGATCCTTGAAATGATTCATATGGTCCATTTATTTTCGCAAGTTCAACCGACGCCTCCAATGCGGCATGATAAATTGTTTCAAACATATTTTTATTTATTATTTTAGCTTCAGGGCTATTAAATGCAATATCCATAATCATAAAAGTATCCGCTAGCCCTTGAACGCCAATTCCGATGGGACGATGGCGCAGATTGCTTGTTCGAGTTTTTTCTGTTGGATAATAATTAACGTCAATGACTCTATTTAAATTATTGGTTATAACTTTTGTAACTGCGTGTAAAAAATCATAATCAAACGTGTTATCTTCTTTCACAAATCTATTGAGCGCAATGCTTGCCAAATTACAAACCGCCGTTTCTTTATCATCGGAATATTGAACTATTTCACTACACAAATTTGAACTTTTAATTGTGCCAACATTTTGCTGGTTTGATTTTTTATTGCATGCGTCTTTATACAGTAAATATGGCGTTCCAGTTTCCATTTGGCTATCTAATACTTTAAACCATAAATCTCTTGCTTTTATTTTATGTTTCGCCCGTCCTTCAGATTCGTATTTGTAATAGAGTGTTTCAAAGTTTTCGCCGTAGACATCAGATAATCCCGGACACTCGTTTGGACAGAACAAGCACCAATCTTCGTTTGTCTTAATTTTATTCATAAATAAATCGGGAATCCAAAGCGCATAAAATAAGTCACGCGCCCTTACTTCCTCGTCTCCGTGATTTTTTTTTAATTCTAAAAATTCACAGATGTCTGCGTGCCATGGTTCTAAATAAATTGCAAAACTGCCATTTCGACGCCCGCCCTGATCAACATATCGTGCCGTGCTGTTAAAAACGCGCAACATGGGAACGATTCCGCTGGATGCACCGTTTGTTCCTCGAATTATGCTACCTTTTGATCGAATGTTATGAATGTGCAGCCCGATGCCGCCAGCCCATTTAGATATATCGGCGCAATCTGATAAAGTGTTGAAAATTCCGCCCAGACTGTCGTTTTCCATTGCGATTAAATAACACGAGCTCATTTGTGGGCGAGGTGTTCCAGAATTAAAAAGAGTTGGCGTTGCATGCGTGAAATATTTTTGAGACATTAAATCATACGTTTCTCTAATTTTTTCAACATTATCTCCATGAATGCCTATAGATACGCGCATCCACATGTGTTGTGGACGTTCTATAACTTGTCCGTTTATTTTTAACAAATAAGAATATTCTAATGTTTTTAACCCGAAATATTCTATTAAAAAATCGCGCTGATATACAATCATATTTTCAAGCTCATCTTTATGTTTTAGAATAATCGACATGGTTGAATCTGAAATAAGAGAGTTTTTATTTCCTCGATGATCTTTATTTTCATATAATTTAGTCATTGTAACGAAAAAAGATGAATCTGTGTTTTTATGATTATTTGATGTTGTAATATGACTTGCTAGTGTAATGTAATCCGGATGTTGTGTTGATAAAGCCGCACATTGTTCCGCAGTTAATTCATCTATTTTAGTTGTAGGCATTCCATCATACAATTGATCGATTACTTTAATAATTAAAGCTGAATAATTTATAGAAGTTATATTTGCAGATTTTCCAAGATTTTTTACACGGTTGAGAATTTTATCAAAAGCAATAACTTCAAAATTTCCGTTTCTTTTTTTTACGCGCATTTCTTCTTCGAATTGTTTCATTTATGTAATATAAATAAATATAAAATAAATTGTTTAATATTTATTTATAAAATATTAATATATTATTTTTAAACATATTAATATTTTTTATAAATAAATTATATAATTTAATTATATAATTCATATGCCGCCTCCATCAGATTTGAATATTAATTTAAGAAGGGATTTAACAAATAAAAAAACAAAAGCGTCTTTACACAACCTTTCAAATCTTGCGACAAAAACGACTAATGCGCTTATTCAAAATGCGGCTAACGATATGGAAAATTTAAAAAAGGATCTTTTAAGAGATGTTACAATAAATGCAATACAACATTATTCTGGTGCAACGGGTCCGGGATCGGCGGTGGATTTAACAAACATTTCCACTAATATTATTCCAAAAAATAATAGTACTTATAATTTGGGAGGAACGGGGCAGGCATTTAATAATATATATTCTTCTGGAACTCTATATACTTCACAAATAAAGACTTCACAAATACAGATTGGGGATGATTCAAACACTAAAATAAATTCAGATTCAACTGGAAATATTATTGTGAATACAAATATTTTACCCGGCAGATCTGGTATAAATTTAGGAAGTGCCGACCACAAATTTGAAAGTTTATATGTTTCGAGAAAAACAATTTTCATCGGCGAAAACGCAATAAGCACTGATAATGGTGGTTCATTAACATTACCACCCGGTACACTTATTGGCGGCGTAAATCCGGGAACTATCAAAATACTTGGAGCATATAACACTGATACTGATTTGTTTTCATATCTTAAAGATTCAATTGGCAAAGTCGGTGATTCATATATTATAAGCAGTACTCGTGATTTATATGTTTATGTTGGAGGGGCAGGAACGGTTGCCCCGCCCGCACCACCCGGTTGGTCTAATGTTGGTCAGGTTCAAGGTCCGCGAGGTTACGATGGTGTCACTGGTCCTGCCGGTGCTGCCGGTGCGAAAGGCGCAGATGGTGCTGCTGGTGCGAAAGGCGATACTGGTGCTGCTGGTGAGGAAGGTGCAAGTGGTGCTGATGGTTTAAATGGTGCTGATGGTGCGAAAGGTGCTGATGGTGCGAAAGGTGCTGATGGTGCGAAAGGTGCTGATGGTGCGACAGGCTCAACTGGCGCAACTGGCGCAACTGGCGCAACTGGCGCAACTGGCGCAACTGGTGCAACTGGTGCAACTGGCGCCAGAGGAGCAACTGGCGCAACTGGCGCAACTGGAGGATTTGGCGGAATAGTATATAGTGACATTATACCTGATACTAGTATACCTGAAGCACTTTCTGGAGGTACCGGAAATACAAACAAATATTCAAACTTTGTGTTGGATACTAAAAACCCCCATCATTATGTTTATAAACCCACGTATAGTATTGGAAGTATAGAGAAACCTTTTAAATCTATATATGTTATGGATGCATATGTTGGTATGAATACAATGTATATTGGTGGAAATCAGATAGGCACTAATGCAAATGGTTCATTAACCTTACCCCCTAACACAGTTATTGGCGGTGTAAATCCCGGAACCATTGTAATAAAGGGAGCATTTGATTCAACATCAAATTTACCATCTACAAATAATAATATAGGTGATGGATATATAATAAATAGTCATTTATTTA